TTATTCTTCCAGTGATTCATACTCCACGTCCGAAACTCTAACCTCAAGCTCCAAGCCTGTCGTGTAGCCACTCCCGTTAAGGTAGTGCACCACCCGACTGATTATCCAAGCCTGCTCGTCTATAACGCGCTTAAAGCCTCTGACCGCTATCGGTGTCTCAGGAAATAAATCAGCACGACCAATAGCCAGCGAGATTGAAAACTCCGCCACTCCGCGCTGTAACTTGTCCCACTTCGCCTGAGCTGCACGCATGGCCTGCGCCTTTGTCGCGTAGATGGTCGTCAGCTCCAGCACGTTCTCAGACTCACCGACCATATACTCGCCCTCGCGCGCCTCCTGCTCTTTTTTGGCTCTGGCCTTTGACGTGGTTTTTGTCGCTTTTGGATGTTGCAGCGCGCGCAGGTGCTGCTCCTTCGGCTTGCGTTTAAGCTTCACCTTTTGCTTTTGCGGCTTCGGGTCTTTTGTGTGCAGCCATTTCGCCGTTACGCCGGTGTAGGCTTCGCGGTCAGCAATCGCAAACTGATGACGGTCGCCGTCGCCGCGTTCGATGGTCATCTGCGGGATGGGCTTGCCACTGGCCGTCCTGCCGGTACCGGCTTTCAGGAACAGCAGTTTCCCCGCTTTCACCGACACTGATGCACCGTTACGGTCAGCCAGGCGGGACAGAAACACCGCGTCGGATTCCTGCGCCTGGTCAATATGAGGCACGGGGATCGCTTTCAGCGTGTCAGCCACGCTGGCCGTGAGTTTGTTGCGCGCTGCGATGGTCTCAACAATGACCCCGAGCGTGGTGTCATGCCATGACTGTTCCCGGCGGGAGTTCAGCGTGCCGCGAAAATCAGCGCTGCGCCCCCTGATGGTCAGCGTATCAGGCGCGTCACGGTGCTCGATTTCGTCGACTGTGAAACTGCCCTTATTCAGCAAGGCTGAGCCCTGCCAGCCCAGCCACAGCGTCAGTTTTGCACCGCGCGGCGGCAGCTCGACAAGCCCGTCAGTGTCGTCAAGCTCGATGTCGAGCTGGTCAGCCTCGAAACCGCGATTGTCCGTCATGGTCAGACTGATTAGCCGGTCGCTGAAATTCTGCGTGATATCATCGCCATCAAGCGTGAGCATAAACGCCGGAGCAATCTGCGCCCCGGCCTGAACATTCAGACCCGTAATCATCCCGCCAGCCCTCCGATCCAGTTACCGGCAGACGTCACCAGATTGTCGGCCTGCGTTTTCAGGTCGCCGTAAATCGCCGCGAGCGAGTCATCGACCCGTTTCAGCGAGAGGCTAAACTCAATTTTTCTGGCCGCGCCGTCGCTGAATAATTCGGTGTGCGTGTGGGTCACTTTATCGATGACATACATACCGTGGATCATGCCCGTTCCGTCAATCAGCGGCCATGCCCTCCCTTCGTCGGCCATCAGTTCGACAGTCGTCAGCGACAGGCGGCCGCCGGTGATTTCGGGGTACAGCACGCCCGAGAGCGTGCGCGAGGTTTCCCCCTCGCCGAGATACTGATAAGCCGGGGGTTTACCGATGCGGTCATTTGACGCCCAGCGGTAATCCTTTGAGTACTGCATCGACTGATGTGGTAGCGTGCGGCGTTCAAACACAAATAAACCCAGTACCATTAACATGTTTTAGCCCTCATCCGTCATGGCGCATACTTGAGCGCTGGCGTGCTCTTTCTTCCCGGTCGAGTTTTTCGACTGCTTCCCGGAGCTGCCGGTCGAGGTCAGTTCCCGGCGCAACGCCACCCGACAGATTAATGTTGTATTCACGCTTGCTCTGGTCGACATAGGACCGGCCAGCAGGCGCCGTCACTGGCTGGTACATCTGATAACCGCCATAAACGGAGGTCTGCGGAATATAAGACCCGTTTTGCGCACTGGCTGCGGCACTGGCTTTAGCAGCAGTCTGGTCGAGGCCGTCCGACTCTTTTTTGATAACCCCGAGCTTTTCCAGCAGCCAGCCGACTTTGCCGCTCAGGCTGTTAAAAACGTTCAGGGGAGCCGTTAACGCTTCGGCCAGCGCCTTGCCAAACGCCACGCCGACATTTTTGCAGCGGTCCAGCGTTTCCTGCGTTGCCTTGACCGGTGCTATCAGGTCAGTGAACCACTGCCAGACCCCGCGCAATTTCTCGATGATGGAATCAAACACCGGCGTCAGCGGCGAGAAGATTTCCGCCACCGGCGCAAATGCCGCTTTAAGCCCCTCCACCACGCCCGAAAAGAATGCGCTGATGGGCTCCCAGTATTTACGAATCAGGAGCGCCCCGGCCACCACCGCACCGGCGACCGCGACCACCGGCAGACTGATTGCACCGACAGCAGTCACTATTGCGCCACCGGCAACGGTAAAGACCGTTCCCAGCAGACCTGCGGCGGCGATAAAGGCGTTAATCCCCATCACCACCGGCCACGCAATCAGGCCAATCCCGCCAATCACACCAATCAGCGCCAGTGCGCCACCGGCTACAACACCGATAGTGGTCGCCAGTGATTTATTGCGGGTGATCCAGCCATCGAGTTTCAAAACATATCGTGTGGCCGTCTGCGTCAGTTTGCGCAGAGCGTCGTTTTGCTGGTCAAACAGGTCAGTACCCACGGCCTCATAAGCAGACTGAAACTCTTTAAAGTCGCCGCCGAGATTGTCCTGCATGATTTTGACCAGCTCCCCGGTTTTACCGTCCGAGGCTTTAAACGCTGCGGTGAGTTTGTCGAGCTTGCCGGTCGACGCTGCGGTCATCAGCACCGCCGCCGCCGAGCTGGCCTCTTCACCAAAGATGGTTTTCATGTACTCGCCGCGCTGGCTGGTACCGAGATTGTTTTTCTCAAAACTGCGCTGCATTTCCTTCAGGATGGAAAATATCGGGCGCGTGTTTCCTCTGTCGTCAGAGGTTTTGACACCGAGCTCTTTGATGGCCTCAAAGGCTTTACCGGTCGGAGCCTGTAGGCGGCTCAGGATTGCACGGCTCCCCGTACCCGCCATCGAGCCGGTAATTTTGGCATCGTGCAACGCACCGACCATCGCGGCGGTTTGCTCGATACTGACCCCGGCATTTTTCGCCACCGGCGCGGCATAGGTCAGCGCATCACTCAGCCCGTCAAAGTCGGCGGCGGTTTTGTTCATCGTCATCGACAGCACGTCGCCAATGTGCGCGATCTGGTCGTTGGAAAGCTGAAACGCAGATTTCATCCCTGTCAGCAGGGCGGCGTTTTCCTCCATTGAGCGCTGATTCGACAGCGCCATATTCAGCGTAACCGGCGTTGCCGCCTGAATGGCATCAGCATCCCCGCCACTTTTGGCGATGATGATTTGTGCACTCGCTGCGTCGTCCGCAGATGCGGCGGTATTGTCACCGAGCTGTCTGGCCTGTTTGCGTAACGCCTCCATTTCGGGCGACTGTTTGTCAACGCCGAGCACGGCTTGCAGCTCAGAGTTTTTCTGTGCAAACGAATAGCCAGGCATCAGCAGTTTTACACCGGCCATGGTGCCAGCCGTGGCTATACCTGTACCCGCCGCGCCAGCCGCCGCCATGCTACCGGCCATATTCTTTCCGGCCTGATAGCGCTCTTTAACCCGGCTCAGCTTTGCCTGTTGCTGACTGACCCGCGCCAGCGCCTCACGTTGCCGGTTAAGCTGGGCGGTCGTCTCGCTGATGCTGGTTTTAAGGCGACGCTCGTCAGCCGACAGCGTTCGGGTATTAATCCCGGCCTGAGCAAGCTCGGTGCGCTGGCGCTGTACCGACTGCCTGAGCCCGTTATATTTGAGTTGCAGGTCAGCAGCGGATTTTTTTGCCGCCTCCATCGCGCGCGCCTGCGCTTTGGTGGGGTTTTCCGTGTTTTTAAACTGGACGGCCAGCGCTGCGGCCTCCTGTTTCGCTTTGTTAAGAGACTGACCGGTCACGGCAAGCTGTGCGCTCGCTTTCCTGAATCCGTCAATTCGGGACGCCTGCGCGTTAAGGTCGCGCAGGGTCGTCTGTGAGTTGCGGATATCGCCAGCGAGGGATTTGCTGGCGTTCTGGATAGCTTTTAGCGGTCGGCTTGCCCGGTCTACTGCGTTAAGCAGCACCTCGATCCTGACGTTATTGCTCATAGTGGTTTCCGCATCGCTGTAGCGCCTTGTCGCGCCATGTGAGGAGCTCGGTCACGCTCAGGGAATACAGCTCTGATGGCGGCCAGTGAAAAATCACCGCAATATCCGCCATCAGGTCATCGACCGAAAGTTTTGCGGGGAACGTCAGCGAGCCGAAGATGGCGACAAAAAACCAATCACCTCAGCGGCGAACTGCATCAGGTCTGAGGCATCCAGACGGGCAATCTCATGCTCGGTGAGTGCCGGGTAGGTCATACGCGGCAGCACCTTAATCAGCGCGTCAACGTCAGAGTTTGCCAGCGAGGCCAGCGACACCCCGCGCAGGGTTCCCGCGTTAGGTTTTGAAACCGTCACCTCTCCGATTTTTTGCTCACCGCGCACCAGAGGGTTGTCGAGGGTCACGACGTGTGGCTTTTTGGTTTCGGTGACTTCAATTTCTGTAACGCCGGTTTCGATGTTGTTTTCCATGATGTTGCTCTCGTCAAAGTTAAGTGACCGGCCAGCCTGACTGACCGGTTAAGGGGGTTACAGGCCAATGGCCTTGCGATGCTCTGCCAGACGGTCGACGCCGTCGACTTTCAGCACCATGTTGATGACGTCAATCTCGATGACCTCCCTGCCGTCAATCGTGAGCTGGTAGTACGCGCATTCGGTCGAGATTTTGGTCGTGCCGCTTTCGCCCTGTTTGTTTTCGCCGCCGTCGTACTCTTTGTGACGGCCACGCATGACCACTTCAACGGCAGAAATCGCGCCGGTGTCATCGCGCTGGTATGAGCCGGTAAAGCGCAACGGTACACTGTCCGCGCCCGGTGAGGCATACTGTGCCCACAGCTCGACATCCGGCAGACCGCCGAGCGTCCACTCGCACGACAGCGCATCGTCATCGAGACCGAGGTCAATCGACACCGAGCCCGGCATCCCGCCGCCGCGGTATTTCTCAAGCTTACGGGTCAGCTTTGGCAGGGTGACGGATTCAACAACGCCCATGTAGCTCAGGCCATCGTTGAACATGTTCAGGTATTTCAGTTTGCGTGGTAATGCCATGCTCAGAGCTCCTTAGCTGTTGACCGACTCTGACAGGTTCGCCAGATAGGTATCAGTGATGCGCTGGCGCAGGGTCAGGTTTTCCAGCGGCGGGACGGGGGTGTAGTCGTAATCGATATACAGTTTCCCCACCTTGAGCGTTTCCACGCTGTTTGACTCCGGGTCGTACCAGCAGGAGCCGTCAACGATATAGCCGTTGTTTTTCAGCTCGCGGAATTTCGCATTGATACCGGCGACGATGTCGCGGATAAGCGTTGCGGTGACGGGTTTATCAATCGCCCAGGCGTGCGCCTCCGCCATCGTGTCGGCCAGCACCTGCGCCGTGCGGGTGTAGTTTTCAAAGAGGAATAACGGATCGTCGGAGCAGGTACGGTTGCCCCAGAATTTAAAGCCGTCGTTACGGATTAGCGTGGTGACACCGGCCTGATTTAACAGGTTCGCGTCGGTGGCCTTCTCCTGCAAGTCCCACGAGACCGAGGCACTGACGCCGGTGACGCCATTCACGCCGACGTTAGAGAGCGTTTTGTGCCAGCCCGTCTCCTGGTCGATTTTGGCACGCAGGCCGAGCGCGCGGGCGGTCGCCCATGCAATATCGGTCTGATTCGCCGTGGTGTCCCACGCCAGAAAATCAGGGTGAATGACCATCAGCTCACGCTGGCTGAAATTCTCACGGTAGGCGATAGCTTCGGAAATGGTCTTGCAGCCCCACGCGCTGATATAGCCAAACGCGCGCAGGCTCTGACAGGTCGCCGCGAGCGCGGTCGCCACTTCCAGAGAATCCAGCCCCGGCACGCCGAGAATGCGCGGCTTAACGCCGGTGACAGTTTTGGCGGTCAACAGCGCTTTAAGACCGGTGTATTTGCCATTTTCGTCGGTCGTGCCGATGATGTTGGAAATGGTTTCTTTCTGCGCCGCTTCCGGGTCGTCCGGGTCTTCAATACCTTCGGCAACGCGCACAACCACAACGACCGGCTTGCACTGGTCGGCAATGGCTTGCAGGGATTTTGACAGGGTGCCGAGCTTACCGGCTTTACCGATAGCGTTCTGCACGCTGGTAATCAGCACCGGCTCATTAAGCGGGAATGTTGAATCGTCAGCATCATTGGCGGTGCAGACCATGCCGATGATAGCTGTCGAAACGGTGGAAATGGTGCGCGTGCCATCGTTAATCTCGATGACCTCGACGCCGTGATGATAGTCGCTCATCCGTTTAACTCCGTGGTTAAGGGGTGCGACTATTTTCTGTTGTGTGCGGGACATGAGAAACGAAAGGCCGTTGGGGGAGTGACAGCACAACGCGCAGTGACCGGTTGCCGTGTGAGGAAAGCGTCATTGATCGTTATCAGCGATCAATCACGGTAAATTGATCGCTGATAACCATTATCAATGAGTGGGTATTGTCGCTATCGTTTCGGCATTAACGAGGAAGCGATAATGACGATTTTACTCTGGGTTGTTGGTGGTCTGGCTGCATGGTGGCTCTTTGGCTTTTGCTGGCTCAGACTGTTTGCCGGTGACGAAACAGAAAAAGACTATGAAGAATGCCCCTATGACTAAACCCGCTTAACGCGGGTTTTTTATTACTCTGTTAACGGTGATTCAGGCCATTCAATTTCGTCAGGCTCACTGGTATCAACCCGGTTAAGTAAAACCCGGTATTTCTTCCACGCCGACAGGCTCGCCATTTCCTCATCTGTCGCCATCGACAAATCGATCGCATCCTGCAATGGTGCTATGGCCTGAGCTGCAACAGACAAGAGCTGCGCCTTTAATGACTCAGCATTTTCGATAGCCTCCTCGCGGGTCGGCGGCGCGATGTCGACCCATTCCATGCATTCTGATTCAACATTGTACTGAGGCGCTTTCCGGTCAGGTGAAACCATAAAGGTTTCATATTCGGCATCGGATATTGCCATCAGGTCTGACGGAACGGGAATACCCTGTTCTTCATAGGTTCTGACAGTTTCCTCAAGGTAAAAGCTTTTATCTGTATTGCTGAAATATTTCTGCATATCAGTAACCCGTTACGTTTAAATAAAATGTTCCGTTGCAGTTATGGGTTTCAATTTTCACCTGATTTTTCCCGACAGGCGAACAGAGATAAAATGATGCGGAGTTATTACCCCCTGCACCGTAATAACTCGAACCGATACCGAGTATCCCGTTAGGGAACGACGTAGGCAGTGTCACAGTTACAGTGGCATTGTTGCCGACTGAAATATTTCTTACAGACTGCATAAATACAGCACCATTACCATGCGTGTAGTAAGCACTGTTATTGCCTGTCGTCGTTTTACCGACCCCGTAACGCGCATCCGACTCCGCTTTGGTATAGGCCTGACCCGCCGGGGTGTAATTGCCTTTTGGCTGGAAACGCCCGTCACTCTCAGCTTTGGTGTATGCGCCCGTTTTAGGCATATATCCCGCATCTGATTCCGCTTTTGTATAATATCGCTTATCACTCTCTGTTCTGTTGTAATAACGATTATCAAAGTTGGCATAGCTGCCCGGATTCACCTGTCCCGGCGCGTTAAAGTTTCCTTTTGTGTCCCATTTAAAATTTACTTCTGAGCCGCCACTGCCTTTCATGTGCAGATGCCAGGAAAGTTCATCGCCAGCTACCAGAGACCCAAACGAAAAAGCCCAGGAGTTTTTACTCGCAATGGTCGCCTGTTGCTTGATAACGGGATGGTATTCGCTTGCGCCGGTTGTCGAATATGAATTAAAGAATGGCGCTTTCGCTTTGTACTGCTCAGCCCAGGCAAATGGACCGCCATAACCCGCTGTAATCTCTTTAGAGGCATAAATCGTATTACCGACGGTAAGCGGCGTTTCCGACTGTAACGCTCCGGTCTCAAGGCTTACACGCAATGGCCGAAGCGCGTTGTAAGCTCCGTAAGCGTCTCCCTTATTGGTCAGCATGAGATACAGGTTGCTGCCGTCATTTCGCCAGAATGAGCCGTAGTCACCATAGGCAATGCGGAAACTATTCGCAGATGTTGACTGAAACTCAGCAGCATTTCTAATCAGACCTTTAACCTCGGCACTTCCGGTCAGAGGAATCGCACCTACATCCCCGGCAGAGGGTTTATTTGCCGCGTCATATTGTTTTACCCAGGCTGACCACACACCGCTGTAAAGCGTGCGAATGTACGAGCGGGAGCTGTTATAAATCCGGTAAATCTGCGTGATACCAGCGTGCTTATAGACTTCCAGCGAACCGGCGTTAGCCTCTGGATAGTTCCTTCCTGTTTGTGCCTGCGCGTTCGCTGGCTGGTAATACAGTCCCGGCGTGGTGTAGGCGTTCAGGTCGGCGGCGTTGCCAATGCCAACAGTCTGACCGTTGAAAATATCCTGCGCAGTAATGCTGATATCGGATGACAGCGCCCGACCGTTTACCTTACGCCCTGACGGCACGCGCCCGTTTGCGTTGTCATTCGCGGCCTTAACGGCTTTCGGCGTTGCCGCCAGCGCCTCAGACGTGCTGTCGGTTGCGCTGCTGAGCTGGACGATACCCTTTTGCGCCGTGGTGGCGTCCTGAGCTGTGTATTTCCCTTTCGCAAGGTCATACGCCGCCTTAACCGCTTTCGGCGTTGCTGCGACGCTCTCAGACGTGCTGTCGGTCGCGCTGCTGAGTTGGACGATGCCCTTTTGCGTCGTGGTGGCGTCCTGAGCCGTATATTTCCCTTTCGCAAGGTCATACGCCGCTTTAACCGCTTTCGGCGTCGCTGCGACGCTCTCAGACGCGCTGTCGGTCGCACTGCTTAGCTGAGTGAAACCCTTAGCGGTGAGCGTGGCGTCAGGATGGCGACGGGACTGCTCATGCTCAGCGAGCCTGTCATCAACGTAGTCCTGCGTTGCCATCACCGTTGAGGTGTCGATGGTCAGCTCGACTGACTCGATGTCGCTCACCATAATAACCATGCGCACGGTCTGCGCACGGCCTGACCCCTCTGCCAGCGCTGGCTTGTAGCTCTCAGCCATATTGCCGACCGCAATCAGCGTGCCGGTGTCATCATAGAGCCCGAGCTCGCGCATCCAGAAACCGCCGGTCTCAGGCGGGATGAGCAGTTCCGCAACGACATAATTTTTGTGTTTATTGTCCTGGCTGATTTTGTTCAGCGCGTGACGCCAGACCTCTTTAACCAGCTTTGTCTGGTTGGGGTCAGGCACCGGCAGCGTACCGCCGCCGTCACCGACGGCCATCGCCGTAAAATTCACCTTTTTCCCGTTCGGGACGGTCGCCGCCGCGAGTTTTTCGGCTCCGGCTTTGGTGATGACCGTTTTATATTTCACTGTCATTGTGCTCTCACTTATCCGGGGTAAACAGTGATGACGTCGCCGTCATAGCTCAGGGCGCCGGTGTACAGATGGCCGGGAATGTCCTGAATAATATTGAGGCCGATAAGATGGCGGCTGGCTGGCTTTGCATCGGCAATAAGCCGCTCCATTTCGTAATACATTTCCTCGGTGATGCCGGTCTCCAGCACACCGATATCGAGGCGAAACGTGCCAGGCGGGTCGTTTGTCTGCCACCACTCAGACACGTTTATCAGGTAGCCGAGCGGCTCCACCACGCGGCGCACTGCCCCAATCGTTCCTTTGTGTGCGTGGATATACCAGGCGCTGCGGATCACATCCCGTTTGGTGGCCTCCGGCCAGTTCTCATCCCAGCGGTCAACGGAAAACGCCCACGCCAGCCACGGCAGGAGGTTTGCCGGGCAGTCGTCCGGGCTCCAGAGTCGGCGCAGGGGGACAGGGGTATTCTCGATTTCAGCGCAGGCGCGCGCCGCCGCCACCTCAAGTGACGAGGAGCCCACCGGCAACAGTCGGGTTTCATTCATCATTGCCCCCTATGGTGACGCTGTACTCGCTGCACCATGACGCCTGCGTGTCATCGAGCACAATGTCGGCCACCGGCGCGGCCAGCTCGACACGCTGCACGCCCTCGACGTGGAGCGCCGCATAGATGGCCGACTTTCGGATGTCACGCCCGAGCCGGTGCTGCGCGGTGATATACGCCTGTAACTTTGCTTTTGCCGCACTGAGCACCGGCTCACTTTCGGGGCCGGGGTAAAGGTAAAGCGATGCAGTGATTTTGTAGTCGACGATTTTCGCTGACTGCACGGTCACGCGGTCGGCAACCGGCCGGACGTCCTCGTCGTTCAGCGCATCGCGCACGATGGCGAGCAGCTCGTCAGAGGCCACGCCGTTATTTTCACGCGACAGCACAGACACGGTCACACACGCAGGCTCAGGACTGATGACGGAAATATCCGCGACACGCCCGTCGGCGCTGCGGCCATGAAACTGATATGCACCCGTTGAGCCTGCGGTACTCAGTCCCTCAAAAGCCTGTTGAATCCGCAGACGGTAGTCGGTATTCGACTCCATTACGGCTGGCGTGGGCGGAAACGTCGTGTCGTCTGCCGGGGTGATGACGAGGCGCTCGACGTTATAATTTCCGCCTATCTGGTCAAGGTCGGCATCTTCTGCATACGCCAGCATGACCGCACGCGCGGCCTCGTTGACGCGCTGTCGCCAGATAACTTCCCGGTAGGCGTTTTCCTCCAGTAGCTTAACAATCGGCTCTGATTCGAGCGTCAGCGTGCGCGCGACTGCCTCCTGTTGTTCCTCCGGGTATAACGAGACGAGCGTCGCCTTTCGCTCTGCGAGGATGGTCTCATAGTCCAGCACTTCCACGACATCAGGCGCGGCGAGCTGGTTAAGGTCAACAATTGCCATAGCGTTTAACTCAGTGGAATGGTGAGGGAAAAGGGCTGGCCGTTAGCCGATCGCGTGCCGGTGATATCGACATACAGCCCGCCGTCGGTCTCCGACCGCTCAAAGGTGATGGTGGTCAGACTGACGCGCGGCTCCCACTTCTGGATCGCGGAATAGCACGCGGCCATAATCTGCAATCGCAGTGCCGGTGTCTGCGGCTGGTCAATCAGTGCCGACAGAAGCGAGCCGTATTCACGGCGCATGACGCGCGAGCCAACCGGCGTGACGAGAATGTCGCGCACGCTTTGCCTGATATGCTCCACCTCAGAGATACTGAGGCCGGTCTGGCTGTTCATTCCCAGATAACGCACTGTCATATCGGTGCCCCCGTTGTCCCGCCACTGTCGCCCGGGTGTTTATGGAGGTGCAGCACTTTCCCATTTGACGACAGTGACCCGCCGGTATGCTCGATATTCCCGGACATCGTCCCGCCTTTCTGCACTTCGAGCGTGCCGGTCGTCAGTTTGTTGGTACACACCACCTCGGGTGTATCGAGAGTGATACAGGTCGAGGCTCTAACCAGCACCACCGGCACGGTGGCTGTAATGGAATCCGACGCGGTAACGTCTGCGGTTTTGATACCTGACACGGTGAGCGAACTGTTTTCGGGTTCGTACTCAATGACCGCGCCATCAGGGAAGGTAACGTGAAGCGCATCGGGTGAGGCTGACGGCGCGGGATTGTCATCTGAGAAAATGCCCGGCAGCACAAAGGCCGTATCGAGCTCACCGCCGATGGCCAGCAATAGCACCTGCTCGCCAACGGACGGAGCCCACCACACGCGAGAGCGACCGGCGCGACAGGTGAGCCAGTTAAGCCAGGTGGTTTGCATGCCGCCGGTCTGGACACGACACAGCCCCTCATCGTGGTCGACGTCGGTCACAATGCCGGTGCGGATAAGGTTGCGAATCGCGCGTGCGATTTCCTGCAGAGAATTTAGATTATTCATGGGGAAAGGATGCCGCCAGTGGATGACGACGGCAATTCAATGGAGCTGTATGATGAATAGAACAACTAATGCTGCAGGGTGTTCAATGATGACAGAGACTGTTTCTGCTCAACAAATTATTATATAAAAGCTAATATCGTTTGGTCTTAGAGGCATAACCCGCAAGGAATAACCCCATAAGAACCAACCCGGAAAATGATTCAACCGCTGAAAACAAGCGCAAAAAATCGCTTTTTTGAGTAATATCACCAAAGCCTAGCGTGGTAAATGTAACAATACTAAAATAAAGTGCCTCAACAAATGTTTGAGTGTTGGACTTCGCACTAAAGTAATAAACAATAGTAGAGAGACAAACGATCAATAAAGATGTACCAAGAGCTCTTAATGGCCTCTCCCCAAAACCCCAAGCAAAATAGTTAAATGCATCAGGAAAACTTTTCAAAAACATTTTCACCTTAAACCTGAACCTTTGCCTCTTGGTCATTCTAAATGTATGATCTCTAAAATTTCGCCATGAACAAAGCGACTCTAACATTAATGCCTTTCTTTTCTTATAGTAATACTCACCTGCTTTTGAATAATCATTTGCATTACTAAACAACTTTGTGACAACATCGAAAAAATCACTTTCTGATTGATATGAAAATTTCCTTTTTCGATCATAGGTGAACTCACATTGGCTATCAAAACGAGCAAAATCACAAACCGCATTAAAATTACAACCATTAACCTTCATGTGCATGATATTTGCCGAACTGAGTTTCAAATCAATATGACATCTATTAAAAGAAAATTCTTGAAAACTTCCATTTTGTAAAATTATCCCATTGTGCTTTATTTGAATTTCCGATAACTTACATTCTTTAAACTTAAGAAATGCGACACTACCATCTATCACGAGATTAACAGCAGAGGAACAATATATGTAGAGGTGACTATTATTCATTGGCTGTATAAGGTTTAGGTTATCTAGCGATACAAAATCTAATAACTTGCTTGAAAGATTTGTACCTTTTAAAATTCTACCACCTAAATTTCTCAAAGGAACTTTACCCATAAAATAATGGTGCCCCTTCATAAATGCATTAATAGAAAATTTACTTCTCGCCACATTGCACTCGTCATCACCGACTTCACCTCTTAACCAGAGGAAGTAAGGGGTTAACACAATAAAATCTTCTATCCATGCATTTTTTTTCTTTTCCTCGAAATCCATAACCCCGTCATCCCATAAATATACCTTACCGTGTTGCTTGCATAGATAAAGAATAACATCACTTATTAAAAATCTTGATAAACCATGTTCAAACATGATCTCTTTGGTAATCCCTTGTTGCTTCATCCATTTTTCAAAACGAGGTAACTCCTTTTTGAATAATTCGAATAAAGGAGGATAATCAATCGCTCGACGCATCTGATTAAATTGTTCCGCAGACAACTCAAACATACCCAAAAGACCTCTATTTGACCATTAAAAGACCCAGACACATAATCTTAAGTGATTAGTGAGCGTTATGCTAGGTAATCATATTGATCAAACTTGATTAAACCTCCAACAATCATAAAAAATTAAAGCCCCCTGTATGTCACCTCAAAAAACATACTTTGTATATTATCTCTTCTATAAGCTCTTTATCGCTAGGATTAACGCCCAACAATTTTCGCTCTGGGTACTTTAAATCTGAAACATATCGATTTGGCCGGTCTTTAAGGCCGTAATGATGAATCTGGGCGATGCGCTGCACTTTGCCGGTAAACTCCACCACCGCGCTGTTTTCACGGCCAGTGGCTTTCATGTACCGGCTCGTGCGGAGTTTCTGGAACATAGCCCGCTTAATCCGCCCGGTCTTAGCCCTGAGAGGCTGACGCTTTCGCGCCTCATAGGGCGAGCCGTCCGGGGCTTTTTGCTGTTTGATGCGTTGCTGTTGCGACTTGCGCAGCTCCTTTGCTATCTCTCCGGCAAGCCGTCGGCGTGCAGCCGGTGACAGAGCAGCAATCAGACCGTTGAGCTTTTCGTCAAAGGGCTTAAATTCACTCATCCCATTTGCTCACCAGTTCGCCGTTGATGTAGAGCTCTTTTGGACGCGTGACGGGCTCCGGCAGCGGCGGCTCAGGGACATAGCTTACGTGCAGCGCGCCGTTTTCCTCCCTGATGATGGTGCGCTCGGTGAGCTGCAGGCTGATGCTAATATCGACGCTGTCCCCGTCGTTCAAATCCATTTGGAAACGGTAGCCCTTTTTGCGGCCGTCATCGAGCGTGCAGATATCCGGCTGGTTTTCCCTGAGCCATGCGGCCACCGGCACGAAAATCAAATCAGGGTCGCCCACAAAATCACACACGATCACATTCAGGGTGTAAATTTTCTCATGTGAGAGCGAGGCCGCGAGCCGCGCATCGATATTTCCCTCATCGGCAAAGATGCGCATCATTTCGGGGTTTGTTTCAAGCTGCGGGACGGCTTTAATCAGCGCTTCGCGCAGGCTGCGTGCTTTCTTCATCGAGTTTATCCTGACAGTCTTTGACGGTTTCAACCTGCAGTGCGCAGGCGGCGAGCGCGTGCTCAAGCCTGCGAATATCGGCGCTCAGGTCGCCATTAGTGGCCGGGTCGCTTCCCGGCATCGGGCAATAGCTCACCTTCGGGCAGGCGCTGTAAACAATGACCGGCGGAGGCGCAGGCGGCGCGGGTGTGCAGCCGACGCACAACATCAGGCAGCTCAGCGCTGTACCAGCGGCGTAGGGTTTCATTCTCATTTATCAGCCTCGTAATGGTTTCTTCACGTCGCACGGCCATTGCACCGGCGGCCAGCAGTTCGCCGCGTAGACTGACCTGCGCGGTTTCATTTCGCCTGGCAATTCCCTGCGAAACGGAAAGCTGATTTTTCAGCATTCCGATCGCGGTTTTTTGTTCCGTGGCGACCCTGTTCGCCCGTTCAAATGAGCGCGTCAGGTTGCCGTTTTCATGGCGCTGCCAGAGCACAACCGCCATCAGCGCGGCCAGTAATAAAAACATCACTTTCATTGAATCCCCCTGATGCAGTAGGCACGCTCACGCGCGCGGCGGTTTTCCAGCCCTTTATTGATTGAGCCATTCACATAAACCCAACGGGTGAGCTGGTCGCACGCCTGCCACCATTGATGACGCTTGATGTACGAGACCAGCGTTGAGCGGCAGGCCGCGCCGGTTCCCACGTTGAATGAGAAGCTGACCAGCGCATCGTAAACCTGTTGCGGCATTTCCACCGGCGCGCAGACCGCGAGACGTTTCTCGACGTTCATCACATCCGCGACAAGGTTCGCCGCCGCCTGACGCTCGGTGATTTCCCCTTTCGGGACGACGCCTGCAGTGTGGCCGATGCCTGACGTCCACACTCCCGCGCTGCACTGGTAAGGCGTCAGGCGACAACCTTCGAGGTCGGCAATCAGCGCCAGCCCCTCGGGCGAGGTGTTAAGCAGACGAAAATCAGGCATCAGCGCCGCCAGCGCCAGCACTGCGGCCACACTGCATTTTTTAACGATTGATTTCACGAATAGCCCCTTTGTCGAGTCCGAGCGATGTCAGATAGAGGTACGTCTTGCGCTTAAACCAGTAGTTCGTCAGCGCGGTAAAAATGGCGCACCCGCCGCCCACGTAAAGCGCCATTTTTTCGGGTGAAATTGCCCCGAGATACGCCAGCGCAACGGCCAGCCAGTAGGCTATAAACGTGGTGATTTTTTCCATGCTCAGTCCCATAGATTCACCGTTTCGGTTCTGGCCGCGCTCTCGGTCTCGGGCAGCTCTATTGCCGTGCCATGCGGCAGAATGACGCCGAGCTCGGACAGACCGAGATTCGCTTCTAAGACGGTTTCGACTACCCCCTCGGTTCGCCCGTAATACCGGGCGCAAATCGCGTCGAGGGTGTCGCCCTGCAGCGCATACGCTTTCATCAGATTTGCCCCACAATACAGCGCGCTTTGTCCTGGATACGCGCCACTGACCAGCGCATATCCCGCCACATCTCATCGATAGTGCTGTCGATACTGTCGGCCTTTTTGTCGCCTTTGGCGGTCGCATCCACGCCGCGAAAGCGCTCATAGAGCGTGGCGGTCGTCATGGCACACACGGCGTTGAAATAGTGGAAAACGCGCACGCTCTCACCGTCGAGCTGGTCGGTCGGGACATCCGCCAGCGTGGCGTGACCGGCTTCGAGCTGACGCTCGCGCCATTCGCCCAGCTCCGCATTCGTCTCCGCGATGGCGGTCTTAATCGCCCGGCGCAGGCGCACGGGGGAAACGGTCTGTTCTAACCGCATTTCCTCCCGCACGCGCTTCGGATCCACGTCAGGAAAAAACGGGGTGTTTTTGATTACCGGCTCGCTCACGCCCGGTGGCGGTATCACCACGCCCGGCACATCCTGCGGCTCTTGTTTTGGCTCAATAATCAGCGTCGTGATGACAACCTCGGGTAATGGGTGGGCGGTGGACGCCGTTCGCAGTCAGGGTAAGGAATACCCGCATTGAACGGCGTGCCGCCCGGCTCGGGGAGCGCTCGGTTAACCTGCGGCTTTTGCCGCCTTCGGTGGACGCCCGCGCCGTGCCGCCGGTTTAGCGGCAGGTTTGCGCGTGCGCGGTTTAGTCTTTTGGGTTTTCGGGGCGGGTTCAGGTTTTGGCCTGAGCTGACGCTCTAACTGCTCGATGTCCTTTTTCACCCCGATAGTGCTTTCTAACTGGATCGCACGCTGCAGGTGCGCCAGCGCCTCGGGCAGTTGCTTCACATCACGCAGCACGTAGCCGGTGATTTTGTGCAGCTTTGCACGCACGATATCGGGCATATCCGCATGCTCCGTCAGGGCGATGGTGTCGAGGAGGTTCGCCAGTTCGACCGGCTGTTTTGCAGCGAGCAGACGCTGCGCGGCGAGCGTGACCTCTTCGGCCAGCAGGCACGGCGTCGGACGGCGACCGACCGGCATGGTGAGGCCGTAGGTCATGGCGTAACAGGCAATCTCCAGCGCCCCGGCGATATCGTCAGCATCGAGACGCCACAGCATGACCGTCATGACGATGTCATCCTGCGCCCCTTTACCGCTTTCGAGAACGCCAGCCACCCACGGCAGATAGAACGGTAACAGCTCGCGTTTTTTTGCGGCTTTACGCTCTTTTGAACTGATTTGTTTTAGCGTGCGGTTGTCTGCGGCCAGCTTAACGAGCATCTGCTCATAGGCAGTTGCATTACGCAGCGGGACTGCAGCCCGCTGCGCAGTTTCAGAGGCCGAGACCCGCATCATGTGAAGCGCTGCGGGACTCGTCATGGCTTACTCTCCGCCTTCGTTATCTGCAGGCGCGGAAGCGCTTTCCGGTTCTGCAGGAGGAGTAAAGTCACCGAGCGTGATGTTTTCAATCAGGCACCCGGCGGCGTAAGCCTCGACCACGTAGTCGATATTCATTGACTCGTAGTTTTCGACGCGGTCTTTTTTCGGTTCTTCGATGATGGCGCGACGGTGTGCGTCATCCATGAAGTAAATAGACAGGTTGTCGAGGCGCGTCACCATCAGGGCATTAGCCGGGAAGTACGGCACGCGCACGGCTGGCAGGTTGCCGATTCGCTTCTGGCTGATGATGATGTCAGCGGCCAGCGACTCGGTGTTTGCCTGCTCTTTGTTAACGATAGGGAAATATTTATCCGCCATCAGCTTACGCCCGGTGATAACAACCAGCTCCGGGTCATCCTGATAAATCTCGTCAATCAGGTTGCCGGTGGCATCCATGACCAGCGCGTCGAGGTTCGCATAGTCGCCGTTTTTACCCACGCGGATCACTTCAGAAATTACCGCCCCTTCCTCGTCGGTAATTTTTGACATCACGCGCGCTGGCGCTTCATTGCGGTACTTCTGCAGCCAGCCGGTCGCCACGTCCTGCAGCATAGGGTTTTTCGCACGGTCAGACGTATCGGCGCGCTTAATACCGTTGAAACCGGCCATGATGAAATCGAGCGACTGACGCTTGATAATCGCGTCGCGGATACGGGTCTGGAAGTCCTGGAATCGCGCCCACAGGTCGAGCTGTTTGTAGCGGATATGGAAGTCAAAGTTAATCTGCGCACACTCGTATTTATTGGACTCCAGCGCGGTGAAATCAGCGGTTTTACGTTCTTCGTCACCGGCGGTGTCGGCAGTGCTGGCAATCGTACCGTTAACGCCGACCCCGACCTTTTCGCCTTTCAGCTCGTCGACCGGCACGATGTTGATTTTGGTCAGAAACGCGGATGACATCTGCAGGGTGGTCATCAGGGTTTGCGTGACCGACGGCTCGACGGTGAATTTCTTCGCCACGTCATCGGTGGAAACGCCGTTCAGCTCTGCGACACGGGACAGGTAGGCATTGAATTTGAAGCGGGTATCTTTACGCATGGTTATTCCTGTTGGGGTAATAGGTATCAGGCCGGGCTGCACGCCCGGCGGGTTATCAGCAGTTGGTCAGCAACTCGTCGCCCGTGCCGCCTTTTGAACGCTCGCGGCGCGGCTGGCGCTGGCTTTCTGTGCTGTCGAGGGAGTTTTTCAGCGAGGTAAACGCCTTTTCGTTTTCTTCGGTCTTGCTGGTCACGTCCTGCTTAAGCTGCGCAAAAGCGGTCTCCAGCTCGGTGACGCGCTGGTCAGTAGCGGTGAGGTTGGTTTGCACCTGCTCGGTGACGGTAGTCACTGCCTCATGCACATCTGCGAAACGGGCGTCATCGCTGGCCTGCTTACGGCCAAAAATGGCTCTCACCTTATCGGTCAGGCTGTTGAGCTTGGTGTCGGGAATGTCCTCAAACTCCAGCTCAGCCAGTGAGGCAACAGAAAAAACGTCGTCTGGCTGGTCTTTTTTCCCGGCGAGCGGGTTCTGCGCGGCGCGGCTGCAGAATTCGAGGTATTCCGTGCCGAGGCTCGCCGGGTCATCGGTGACAGCCAGGCCAACGAGGTAACATTTGCCGCTGTTGGCAAAGTTCGGGCGGATCTCCATTGAGGTGTAAACCTTCTGCCCGGCCTTAACCATGCTGACCAGCTCGTCGAGCGGCTGGATTTTGCCAAACAGCGCTTTTTTGCCATCGAGCGCAGAGCCATCACTGATAATCTCCGCCTTAAGCTCGATCACATCGCCATAACGTTTAAACGCGCTGTCAGGCATTAGCCCCCGGATATGTTCGAGGTTAATGCGGCAACCGTAGACGCGCGGGTCGAAAGTGTCGGCCATTTCCTGAATGTCATCAGCGCTGATGACGCGGCCATCGCAGGTGTCACCCTCGACGCCGATGCGAAACCATTTAGAAACTTTCTTTGCCATTGTTCAGGTGTCCTGATATTGGGTTTTCGGGTCGGGGTTAGTTTCCCGACTCAGCCCCTCATCAGCCACCTGTTGCGGAAGTGCAATCCCTGACACAACAGGGGTTTAGCGATTAAGCACGGTCATTTCCTTAGCCTTGCCTCGTAACATCAAAACGAGGTAAGCATGACCATTTCAACTGACCTTTCATTACTCAATGACCCGCGACGACAGGCGCGGCTGTTGTACTGGCAGGGGTTCGCCGTGCCGCAAATCTGCGACATGCTGCAACTCAAGCGCCCCACGGTGCAGAGCTGGAAACAGCGTGATGGATGGGAGGAAACCGCGCCGATTAACCGCGTTGAGTCGACGTTAGAGGCGCGCCTCATCCAGCTTTACGCCAAGCCCGACCTGACGCCGCACGACTTTAAGGTCGCCGATTTTCTGTCGCGCCAGATGGAGCGCCTCGCGCGCGTGAACCGCTACGGCCAGACCGGAAACGAGGTGGATTTAAACCCCAACATTGCCAGCCGCAACAAAGGGGATCGCAAAAAGCCGAAACGCAATTTCTTCAGTGAAGAAGCGATTGAAAAGCTGGAAGAGATTTTCTTTGACCAGTCGTTTGAGTATCAGCTCAGGTGGCATAAAGCCGGGTTAGAGCACCGCATCCGCCACATCCTCAAATCGCGCCAGATTGGCGCAACGTTCTACTTCGCGCGTGAGGCGCTCCTGCGCGCCCTTAAGACCGGGCAAAACCAGATTTTTTTATCCGCCAGTAAAACGCAGGCTTACGTTTTCCGTAAGTACATCATCGCCTTTGCGCGTCTGGTCGACGTCGACCTGTCAGGCGACCCGATTGTCATCGGCAACAACGGCGCAGAGCTGATTTTCCTCGGGACCAACTCCAATACCGCGCAGAGTCACAACGGCGACCTGTACGTCGATGAGATTTTCTGGATACCCAATTTCCAGAAGCTGCGAAAAGTCGCCTCCGGTATGGCGTCGCAGTCGCACCTGCGCACAACCTATTTTTCGACGCCGTCGACGCTGGCGCACGGCGCTTATCCGTTCTGGTCAGGCGAGCTGTTTAACCGGGGACGCAGTAACCGCGACGAACGTGTCGACATCGATATCAGTCATCAGGCGCTTGCCGGGGGCATGTTATGCGGGGACGGCCAGTGGCGGCAGATTGTCACCATTGAGGACGCGCTCGCCGGTGGCTGCACCCTGTTTAACCTCGACCAGCTCAGACAGGAAAACAGCGCAGATGACTTCCGTAACCTGTTTATGTGCGAGTTCGTCGACGATAAGGCGTCGGTATTCCCGTTCGAGGAGCTCCAGCGTTGCATGGTCGATGCGATGGAAGAATGGGAGGACTTCGAGCCGTTTGCCGACCGTCCGTTTAACTGGCGCCCGGTATGGATTGGCTACGACCCGTCACACACCGGCGACAGCGCAGGCTGTGCGGTACTGGCTCCGCCACTGGTTGCCGGTGGCAAGTTCCGCATCCTTGAGCGTCACCAGTGGAAAGGCATGGATTTTGCCGCGCAGGCCGAGGCCATCCGTGCGCTGACTGAGAAATACACGGTCGACTATATCGGCATCGATGCGACCGGCATCGGCCAGGGGGTTTACCAGCTCGTGCGCTCATTCTTCCCGGCAGCGCGCGCCATCCGCTACACGCCGGAAATGAAAACCGCAATGGTGCTGAAAGCGAAAGACACCATCCGACGCGGGTGTCTGGAGTATGACGCCGGTGCGACCGACATCACGCAGTCATTCATGGCTATACGCAAAACCATGACCAGCAGTGGCCGCAGTGCCACCTATGAAGCCAGCCGCAGTGAGGAAGCCAGCCACGCGGATATCGCGTGGGCAACCATGCACGCCCTGTTAAACGAGCCACTTTCCGCCGGTAGCGGTATGCATTCAACCTCGATTCTGGATATCAACTAAGATGAAAAAACGCCAAAAGAAACAGCCAAAACAGACCAACATGACCGCCAGCGCACCGCAGAAAATGGAGGCGTTCACCTTTGGCGAGCCGTCACCCGTTCTGGATCGCCGCGATATCCTCGACTATGTCGAGTGCATCAATAACGGCAAATGGTACGAGCCACCGGTCAACTTCTCCGGGCTGGCGAAAAGCCTGCGCGCCGCCGTGCATCACAGCTCCCCGATTTACGTGAAGCGTAACATCCTGACGAGCACCTACATCCCGCACCCATTGCTGTCACGTCAGGATTTCAGCCGCCTTGTGCTCGATTATCTGGTGTTTGCTAACGGCTATCTTGAGAAGCGCATGAGCGTGACCGGCCAGCTCATGAAGCTTGAAACCTCTCCGGCCAAATACACCCGCCGGGGTGTCGAGGATGGGGTTTACTGGTACGTGTCAGACTTCACGCACCCGCACCAGTTCGCCCCCGGCTCAGTCTGTCATCTGCTTGAGCCCGACATCAATCAGGAGCTCTACGGGATGCCGGAATACCTGAGCGCGCTTAATTCTGCCTGGCTGAATGAATCCGCCACACTGTTTCGTCGCAAGTATTACCAGAACGGCGCGCACGCGGGTTACATCATGTACGTCACCGACGCGGCGCAGAGCAGCACCGACGTTGAGGCGCTGCGCTCCGCGATGCGTGACTCGAAAGGGCTCGGGAATTTCAAAAACCTGTTTTTTTATGCTCCGAACGGGAAACCGGACGGCATCAAGATTGTGCCGCTGAGTGAAGTCGCCACGAAGGATGATTTTTTCAACATCAAAAAGGTGAGCGCCGCCGACCTGCTCGATGCGCACCGCGTACCGTTCCAGCTTATGGGCGGCAAGCCCGAGAATATTGGCTCAATGGGTGATATCGAGAAGGTGGCGCGGGTATTTGTACGTAACGAGCTGACGCCATTGCAGGAGCGTTTCAAGGAAATCAATGAATGGCTCGGTTTAGAGGTAATCCGCTTTAAGGATTACAACATCGAAACTGAGTAACGCCCCTCCAGAATGCCGCCTCCGGGCGGCATCCCCTCAGAGCGAGCCAGACGCCGCACACGCGGCGCAACCACGCCAGCACCTCACTAACCAACCGCACATAACAGCGCGCCACCACGACGCGCACAGACGCGTAAAATAAATCCTGTCACCACATCTGGCGCGCAGTGCTATCCCCGCCTCGCCTGCGCGCTTAACGGGGCGCTTTTAATGCAGGTGCATCAGGAGCCCCGCGCAGCGCCAGTGCTGGCGCTGTCTGGCAAACGCTGGAGTAAAAAATGAATGCAAATTCATGCGCGCTAGCGCGATTCTTGAGTTTGTATAATTCATTTCTGGAAGCAGAATAGGTATATTGCCCTTAAACCGACAATTTATTGAAAGACAAGCTCCTTCGACGAGCAATTCCTATGGAGAACCAAATGCTTTCAGACTCTGAAATACTCTATGTTCCGTTAGATGATTTGGAACTTGATACTGAAAACCCTAGACTTCCGGAAGGTGTTTCTCGAGACCAGCTAGGGATGATTAACTACATTGCAACATCAACATCCATTGAAGATTTGATGAGTGCGATAGCTGAAAACGGTTTTTTTCCCGGAGAGCCATTAATTGTCATTCCAGATACTGGAAATGCTGGAAAGTACATTGTTGTTGAAGGGAACCGCCGTTTATCGGCAGTTAAACTTTTACGTGACCCATCACTCTGTGAAGCCCCAAGTGCGCGTCTTCGTCAAATCGCTGCTGATGCAAAGCATGCTGTAGACCGTGTACCAGTCATCGAGCGCCAAACTAGGGAAGAGATTTTGCCTTATTTGGGGTTCAGACATATTACTGGAGTTAAACAATGGGAACCTCTTTCTAAAGCCAGATACATCAAACAACTCTTTGATTACACAGACCACAAGCTAGATCCTATGCAACGTTATTATGAGGTTTCTAGGGCTATTGGGAGCCGTAGAGACCACATTAAACGAAACTTAGATGCGTTAGCTGTTTATGAGATCATTAAAGATAATGATTTCTACGGTATTGATAAACTTGATGAAGAATCAATTAAGTTTTCAGTGTTATCGACCGCACTTGCAGATGAGCGGCTTGGTCAATTCGTAGGCGTCTCAGCTGAAGATGATGGAGATACCATCCCTAGCCATCCAATCATTAACCCTGGAGTCCTCAAAGGGAAGGAGATAAAAGAGCTCACTGAATGGTTGTATAAAAAGGGTGAAGATAAAAAGACCCGTGTTGGTGAGTCCCGTAACTTAAGAGAATTAGCCGCTGTTGTAAGTAGCCCTAAAGCATTAGAACAATTCAGGATGGGTGCTGCGCTGACAGTAGCTTATCAATTAACATCTGATATCACTAAAGATTTCCTTCAGCTTCTATATCAGGTTGAAGCGTCTTTGATAGATGCTGCTGGGATGGTTGCTACAGTTGAATACGATAGACAAGCACATGAAGTTGCAAGGCGAATCAATAAGCATATTAAGTTGATCGGTTCCGAAATAGCCGAGAAAAATAGTAGAGGTGACGATGACTTTTGATGTTGGAGTTATGCATCCTAACTCACCTCATTTATTCGCAGATCTTGCAGAGTTGCTTACGGTAATCGATTATACCGGGCGAAGCTCTCTACATAAAAATGATTTGGATGCGGTAAGAAAATTTGGCATGACAAGTGTTGAAGAAATTGATACCGAGGAGAGTTCTGAAGAAGAAATAGAAGGTGATGCTGAAAAAAATGATCGGTTTGAAGAACAGTTAGAAGACGTATGGACTCAATTAGAATACAGAGAGAGTTCCTTAGGGTTAAAATATCCTTTTATTGTTTCTGGGGATGAAATTCTTCTTAAAGAGAATTTGAACCAACAGCAACGCATTTACATTTTTCTGCTTTGCTGTTCAAGACTAAGATCTTTCAAATCTATTAAAGGTGCGGCTCAGCGGTGGGCGAAAAGTTTCGCTCGAGTATGCAAAGTGGCAATGTTATCACTTTTACCAAAACATGGTACGGTGCGAATATTCGATGCAAACTCAGATGATAGGCAAGAGTATTATGGAACAAATCTCCGGGATGCTCTTAACATTTTAGGGAAGGATTTAGGGGTTTGCAGCTTAAATACAAAAGAAATTTTAAAAGCCCCCACCTCAGGAGATGCTGGTTTTGATCTGATTGCGACTGTTGAGTTTCCTGATGGTCAAACTAGTAATTATGGAATTCTGGGGCAATGTGGCGCACAGGAAACAGGTTGGCCAAGTAAAACTCTAGAAGCCAACGTACTCAATTTAAGTACATATTTCCAAATTGCTTTTCAGCATCCATCAACAATGTTTACACCTGTTTTTTATAGAGAGGCAAACGGCGAATGGGTGAATACTCGTGCGACGGCTGGAGTTCTTTTACTCGATAGATTAAGAATTATGCATTTACTTGAAAAAGCGAACCAATGGGATGCAATTTCAACGTCTCATTGGTTCCGTGAATTCGAGGAAGAGCTTAATGCGGTGATACCAGAACCTTAAGCTGTTATCAATCCCATAACTCGGCGGGTAAAGCCTTCGCCACGGCTTCAAATAGTGGCGGAGGTACTGCATTGCCTACTACGGTGTATTTCATACCAAGAGATGCTGCATCTGATTCAGGGAAAACGATGTCTCCGAAACCTTGGAGTAGTGCCGCTTCACGAAAACTAAATCGACGAGCTCTTTTATCTTCTACGAATCTCCACTCATCAGCTTTAACCTTTTCAAGACAAGGGCTGATTGGATGTAATGGCATATGCCTTGCGTTTGCAACAATAGTTTTAGATATTTGATCCCAATCTTGACGGCGATTTCGGGACATGTAGTACCAATGGAATCCCATGTCATAAAACTCACCTTCTGGCCATTCAGGCATGTGTCCAATGGCATCCTTTATTGAAATGTAGCCATTTGGTGAATTTTCCCCATGCGTAGGCAGGGGGAAATTGTACTGAAGGTTAAAGTCATTCCTGATGCCAACAATGAATATTCTTTTTCTTTCTTGTGGGACACCGTATTCCGCAGCATTTAATACTTTGGCTGTGACGTTATAACCCGCATCTGTGAAAACTTTAATTTGATCCGTTAACAGGTGCTCAAAGTTTTTTCTGACCATTCCAGATACGTTTTCAACAATAAAAGCCTTAGGCTTTATATAATTTAAAGCTCTTGCGAATTCTAGGTATAACGTATTGATTTTTCTATCAGCTTTACGAGCTCCACCTTGGCTGAATCCTTGGCATGGATAACATCCAACCAACAAATCGGATTTAGGAAAAGTAGTTACATTCGCAACACTGTCTAAAATGTAATCGGTCTCAGGATGGTTAGCCATGTACACATCACGCGCATATGGCAAGATATCGTTGGCCATAAGAACCTTGAAACCAGCCCTTAGAACCCCAGCATCGGACCCACCACATCCAGAAAAAAGTGAAACTACAGTTGGCATTGACCCCTCCTAAAACTGACCGCGTATTATAGCGAATGCTCCCGCATTTAGAAGCGAGTTTTTGATTTTGTCGATTTTGTCATGTTCCGTGCTTGATGGCCAGAGCTACTGGACTCTCACCCGAACCAATTGAAAGGGTTTATCGACATCAGGCTTGTATGTCGATTTAATTGGCCTTGAAGAAAACATCTTCCTCATTTTCATTCCGTTCGCTATTCGCAAGGTCTGCTATGAGACTAAGGGCTAGCTTTAACTCTGCTGGTTTGCAGTTTGCAATCAGAGATACCTCAGCGATGAATTGCACACAAGCCCACTTTTGTTGCGTCCGGCTGAATTCTTCCCCAACCATGAAATCCCTCCCATATTTTAACTGTATATTTATACAGTATCATGTATTGGCAAAAGATGGGAAGAAAAAAAACGAATCGTGATAGCGCTGTATGTGCATGATATGGATGAATATTAACTGTCATTTCTCGTTGTCGCCCCGGCTAAAGCCGCAACGCGACTTAGTATTCGCCTGGCTTGAGCCTGGTGCGATGGCGCTGCGGAAAATACCTCTCCTTTTGCCGTACCGCGCAACCATTTGCCGTTAAAGCAACTCTTACCACCAGCCATCAGATGTAGGGCTTCTCCCCGGCTGATATTGATACCGGTTGTCTGGTGTATCTCGTCGATAGTATTCGCTATAGCTGCGTTTTGCTCATCCGTTCCGTGGATGAATTTTAGCCGTGTTACTGACTTTTGCGGCCTGAGTCGGTTGGTCAGATCTCGCCTTTCACGTCGACTCAGCGGTTTTGTTAAATCAGGTATCAGTGGATCACTTTCGCTTCCCGTACAGTTATTGACAGAACTCCGAGAGGGCGCTGGAGCGCCCTTAACGTCAACGGCCAAATCAACGGTACACTTCGGCACAATTTTCCACTGCGTGAGCCGAGTTAAAATTGGGGTGCCAGCACCGATAGCGGAGTCGTACACGCCACGGATGCAGACGGTTTCTTCACCATACTGGTTAAACTCGGCGCGCGGTTCATACAACGTGCGCACCTGCAAATCATCGCGACGGACAAACGGGCCACCCTGCGCATTAACGTAACCAGCCCAGTCACCGGCGTCAGCGGCATCATGGACGGCTGCAAACTCAACGCTCAGGCCGTGTGCGGTCTCGGTATCAGCGAGGCGGCGCAACTCACGGTAGACGGTCACCGGCGCACCGCCGATAAACTGGAACTGACGGATGTGCCAGCGCGCCGCCCATGCTGATACGGCGGGGGCTGTCTCTTTCAGCAGCTCACCGCTTTCGTCATCGGTTTCACCATCGAGAGCATAGCCGTCGATATTTTTCGAAATGTATTTAGCAACATAGCCGGTAGCGCTGCCCTTTTCCGGGTCAATGGCCTCTGCATGAAAGCGCGCCTTTTTGGCTTTGTCGCTTCTTAACTCGTGGTGGTCTTCCTCCCACGCATAATCGCGAATGATGAGGCGCACGCGCTCAACGTCTTCCGGCAGCATAAACATAAGCATGTGCCAGTGAGGCGTCCCGTCGTGATGAGGTTCAGCAACACGGATGCCGAAAATGCGGATTTCTTCCCGGTGCAGCTTGGCACGAATGCGCGCCCAAAGGCCGGTGAGATAACTCTGCGTGTCCGACGGGCTGGCTCCTTTCCATTTGGTGTTACGGTATCCCGCTTTAGTTGTGGCGTGATATTTTGACGGCGCGGTCAGGGTATAAAACTCACCGACATAACCGAGCTCATTGCATATATTTTCAAACCCACGGATGCGGGTCATCAGCTCGCAGCGACGTATCGCAGGGTTAGCGACCGAGCCGTCGTATTTTTCAATCAGGCTGATGCGGTTGCCGTCTTCGTCTTCGAGATCCAGCCCCTTGAGAAATTCACGCGTGCGGCGCTTCTGCTCGCGCCAGTCAGTCACGCAGTTTTTACTCGCATATGCGTGTCTTTTTTTGCTGACATTACCGACTGCAATTTGCAGATGTTCGCGCCATGCAGCCGCAATGCGTCGCAGACGGTTACGCCACCATGTTTCGGTAAACATGCGGATTACTGCGGGCGCAATATCATTTTTATCGAAAACTTTATTAATCACTCGCTCCCATTTGGGAGGAGTTACATTAAATTGCTGAGAGATAAACCCGGCGTGCATATACCAGGCATAAAGTGTTCTGAACTCACCAAAATCAGAATCATCAATGTTAGCCAGTTCAGCTCGAATGAAATTAGCGATATCAGCGGCCAGCAGGTCAATATCGGCGCGCGCCATATCCGGAAGTCGGTTATATCTGGCGACCATATTGACCATGCGTGATGCCAGATATTGCATAAGCTCAGTATCGAAATGACCACCAAAGACAGCGGCTGATACCTTGCTATTGATACCTATGCGCTCGTATTTTTTTGCGACCAGTTCAAGACGTGGCAATGCCTTTTTGCAGAAACTGATTAAAAAGGCATTGGCTCGTTGACTGCCCTGATTTTGCTCCAGCACCGCAGCGGTGCGGTATACATCAAAACGCACGCACTCAGGTTGCAGAGAAAGCACCTTTCTCGCATGCAGCAAAGCCGCGAACATACGATCGCGGCGATGCTGTTGGTCATAAGTAAGATAAGGGCTGGCTATTGCCGACCGAGGAGCATTCCACGGAAAAGCGAACTGAACAGCCAATTTATAACCCCCGATAGTGTTTTAGTTTAAGCTCGGCGATTTGCTGGCAGCTCACGCAAAAGGCCACGCCCGGAATAGCAATACGGCGAGCTTCGGGGATTGGTGCGTCACATTGTTCGCACAGGAAACGGGAAGGTATAGCGATACGGCTGCGCGCGTTGCTGATATGACGCTCGCGGTCTTCCTGCTCACGCTGTTGTGCTAAATCCATTGCGTCGGCCATTAGTGCAGCTCCTGTGATTCGTTTTCATAACGGGTGGCCTCACGGCGCAGCAGTTCAGCCGCTTCAATACCGTTTAACCCTTTGTTAGTGATATGGGTTGCCAGTGCCTCAAGGCGGATTGAAACTGCGAGCGCGCGACCTTTACGCTCCTCACGTTTGGCAATATCAATTACCGCCATAAGCGGGTCGGTTTCGGCGACAAACAATTTTGGTAATTCTTTCTGCACTGTTCTTTCTCCTAAATTTGGGCAAAAGAATGCCCGGCGGGTTTACGCCATTAAATTTCTGTTTGGATTAATTCGGCATGGTTAGCCGTTTGGGAAATAAGCTCACCACTGCACGAAAATGATTCATTGCCGTAATAAGCGCTTTTTTCTCGTCAGTAGTCAGCTCACTTAATTCGAGCTCATGACGAGCCGCGGGTATTTTTGCCAGAAAAAAAATAGCGGCCAACGCCCGATTATTTTCTTCGAATTGTGGGTCGCGTTTATCGCGCATATCATCGACAAAACGCTCAATGTCTTTCCAGCTATCGCCCCAATATCTCGCACGCAACTCGGCCACATGATTAAGGCCGGCCAGACGTTCACCCGCTTTTAGCGGAACAGTTGCGGAAACAGCTTCGATAGCCATGTATCCCCCTGCTTTTGAGTAGAGAGGCCAGCCAGTAAATCAGCCTGTGAGCGGCTCGGATGCCAGCGCTTGCCGTCCTTACCTGCGATCCAGCCGTGTCCGTAGTGCATGCCGGGACTTTGCTTAACGAGCAGAGACGCGAATGATGGTTCACTATTCAGCATATGCACCTCAAATCAGCCCGAACGATGCGCCAATACCGCTCACGGAATCTAACGTGCTTGCCATTGCTGGATTACTATGGAGGCGAGCCTGTAATGCTAGGGCAGAAAGCGAGAGCATACGAATACCGGCATTAACACTTTCTATCATTGTGCTCTTACGAGCTGGGGTTAAACGCTCGCTTGAAACTGCACCGCTTGCCAGTTCCCCTAACTCACTCATTGCGCGCATGACATAGGTTTGCAATTTATCTTTTGCCAACTCATTTACCGGCACACATGGAAGACAATTAATCTGAGCCAAAAAGCCATCAACGAGGGTTGAGTCTTCAGTAATGTCTGTCAGGGTCCAAATCTCACGCGGCGTTAACTGGTGCGGTTGCTCCGGATTGAGTTTGTTGTAAAGCGTATGAGGCTTGATATCCGCCATGACAGCCAGCTCTTTGACGTTATGGCTCAAAGCGAACTTACGACAAGCATCATCGTAATGTGAATGTGACGAAACGCGAAAATCTAACATGCTGGGACTCCTTCCAACTTGCAAAATCAAGTTACTGAAACACGGCGTAACGTGAATTGATCGCCTGAGCTAGCAGACGCGCGCGGAAAGCTATCATGTTGATTCTGCCCAAGCTGCTCTCGCGAACGCGAGGAACAGTCAGAAGTTCACCGCGTTTAATCATGTCCTTAACCGTGTTAAGGCTGCATCCATATTGCTGTGCAAACTCTTCATATGAGAGGAAGTCAGGGCCAGAAGGGATTGCAATTTGAAGAGTCTTCATTGAATATCTCCGGTTAAGTTCGTTTTAGGTATGTTCTCGCACATTTGCAGTGTGTGAGACGGATATTACTTTCCCAATGTGAACCTGTAAAGGTCATTTTGTTAATGTTGAGGTGTTTGATTGGAAAGCGAAGATAAGTCCGTTAGAGAAATCATTGAAAGAATGCTTACTTCTTATGGAGTTAGGAATAGACAGGCTTACTCTGACCTCACAAAAATCCCCTTGCCAACAATTAGCAATTGGGTCAAAAGGGGCAAGGTTCCCGGCGACTACATTCTGCAATGCGCTATCGATACTGGCGCGGACATCAAATGGCTTCTTGAAGGTACTGAACTTGCAAATGTAAGTTATGAGCCGGGTCGTTATCCGATGAAAGGCATTAAGCTGATGGAGGCAATGGAGAACTCAGGCGGCAAAGAGATTTTGCAGCGAATCATGCAGGCATATGGATTCACTTTGCAAAAAGAGCTTGGTGACCATCTTGGTATACCTTCCGGCACTATGAGTGCATGGGTTCGGCGAGAGCATTTTCCGGGGGATGTAGTAATTGTTTGTGCGCTTGATACCGGTGCTTCTTTGTACTGGTTAGCAACTGGTAACGGCGGCATTTATGAACAAAAAACTGAAGACACCTCCTCATTGCCTGTCGGCTTGAAACAATTGCCAAAATACAGCATTCATACCGGGCAAATGGTTGAGTCTGGAATGTGGTTTTGTGATGCCTCGATGATTGATACGAAAGTCATCAATCCGGTTCATGTCGATAAAAATGGTAATGGTTGGCTTGTCGATCTTGATGTTAAGAATATTGCCAATGGCCGCTGGCTTATCAATGTTGATGGCACCTGCGATGTATATGACATCGCTCGATTACCCGGCAATAAATTGACGGTTAAAAACGATTCATCTCAGTTTGAGTGTCTCGTCAATGAAGTCATCTGCGTAGGCATGGTCTTTTTAACCCTGAGCAAGTAAATAAAATGGCTACTAAGAAACTACCTTCCGGCGAGTGGCTATGTGATTTTCGTGTTGACGGTCGCGAAAGTCGCCGAGTGCGCAAACGCTTCGCAACGAAAGGGGAGGCGGTTGCCTATGAACAGTATTACCGCGACGAAGCTGCTAATAAGCCGTGGATGGCTGAGAAAGAGGATCGCCGAAAGTTGAGCGAGTTAATCATGCTTTGGCATAACCTCCACGGACAGGCATTAGTCGCAAGTAAATCTCGCCTGGCTAAACTCCATATTATCTGTAATGGACTTGGGGACCCGGTAGCTTCTCAACTGACTGCCAAAGATTGGGCTCATTATCGAGATCGCCGTCTACGTGGTGAGATAGACAACGGCTACCATAAAGATCCTGCAAAATGGGTAGCGAAACCAATCACTGTTAACCGCGAACATCATTACCTTGAAGCAGTTTTTAACGAGTTAAAAAGATTAGGGGAATGGAGTTTGCCCAACCCGCTCGAAGGGGTCCGAGTGTTCAAAGAAGCTGAAAAGGAAATGTCATGGCTTACGCGTGAACAAATCCCCCAGCTTTTACAGGCTTGTGAAAGATACGGTAAGCCTGACCTGACGATGATAGTTAAGGTATGCCTAGCGACCGGCGCGCGCTGGGGTGAAGCGGAAAGGCTCAGCCGTTCCCAGCTATCACCACACAAACTCACTTTCACAAAAACGAAGGGGAAAAAAAACCGCACTGTTCCGATCCCGAAATGGCTTTATGATGAATTGAGCCAGCGGCAGGGCAAGATGTTTAAGCCCTGCTATCAGGAATTCAAAAAGATGCTTCTGCTCACCAATATTGAGTTAACCGAAGGGCAGAAAACACACGTACTCCGCCATACGTTCGGATCTCATTTTATGATGAACGGTGGAAACATTCTGGTACTGCAAAAAATCCTCGGGCACGCTAACATCCGCGAAACGATGAAATATGCGCACTTTGCCCCTGACCATCTTGAACAGGCCGTCGAGCTGAATCCTTTGAACGACATAATGTCCACGGAGTGA